TCGTGCCGATATTGGTCCAGGTGCCGGTGACGGTCGGGGTGGTGATGGTTATATTTCCACCGAGAGTCGTGACTCCGGTCGATTCGAGCGTGGTGAACTTGCCGGCGGCCGGCGTCGCTGCGCCGACCGTCGCCCCGTCGATCGTGCCGCCGTTCAGATCGGCCGTGGTGATCGTGCCGATGTTCGTCCAGGTACCCGTCACGGTGGTATTGGTGATCGTGAGACCGCCCTTAAAGAGAAGGGCGCCGTCGGTCGAGATATTGCCATCCGTCGCAATCGTGCAACCCGTATCGCCGTACCCGCCGCCGATGACGAGGCTCGCCGGCGCGGCGTAGGATTGTTCGCTCCCATAGCACACGATCACGGTGACCGTGCCCGAACCGTCGTCGGCCGTCAGGGCCTTGCCGGCGACCTGCTGGTCCGAGGCGTCGGAATCGTCGAGGACGTAAGCCTCGCCGCTCGCCCCGGCCGTCACGAGGTCCCCGACCGCAACCGCCTCGCCGGCGTTGACTGCCGTCCACTCGCCGGCCGTGGCGTAACTGGTCAGGGCGCCTTCGGCTGCCGTCTGCCGGCAGACGCCGACGACCGAGTCGCCGACTGCGGTTGCCGTGACGACCGTCCCGGCCGCTGAGAGTTTCACGAACGTATTGATCGTGACGCCGCCCGATCCTGCCTTGGCGGAGACGACGTCGGCCATGACCGGCCGGGCCGCAAGGGCCAGGACCAAGGTCAGGGCCAGAAGGATGGTGATGCGCTTCATCGTTCGCTCCTTTGTGTTGTCCCAGGGATTCGCTTCGCTCATCCCCGGGCGTTCGTGGCGGCTGCCGGAGGCGCCAGGCGTCGGCCCGACGCCTGCCGGCCAGCCGTGTATTCACGTCCTTACAAACGATTGTCTGTTAAGCCGCGAGCGGCGCGTGGGCCGCAAGCGGCGCGTGGCCGCAAGCGGCGCTTATGCACCGGCGCCGGTCCGGAGGACCGCGATCGGGTTCCCGAGTCTCGGGTGCGCGGCGATCTCGGCCGCCGTGAAGCCGACCACGGCCATGTCGATCCGCTCGAACGCCCGCCAGCAGTTCGTCAGGTTCTTGAATCCGGGGATCGGCGAGAAGTCGAGGCGGTACGCGCCCCGGCGTCCGATCTTGAGGCCCCGGCGGAAGTCGCCGAAGAGGAGGAACTTCGTCGAGGCGGCCGTCTCGCTCGCGGCCGGCATCTTGCCGCTGACGGCGTGGGAGTAGCCCATCAGTTGCGAGGGCTCGCCGCCAACGGCCGGCTGCCAGATCGGCATCCCGCCCGTGTCCTTGATCTTTTTCAGGAGCGCCTTGATCGAGCGGTGCATGAGCCAGGAGGCGCCCGTCAGCGCGCCGTCCCATACCGCGCTCTCCATGTCCGACAACTTGTCCATGGTGTCCAGGTCGGTGAAGGCGTCGTCGGCCGCCTCCATCGTCTCGACCGTGACGTAGGTCGAATTGAGGAGGCCGGTGATTCCGCCGTAATCGGCCGAGCCGTCGCCATTGACCGCGGCATCGTCCCGGGCGTCGCCGAGCGCGTAGGCGAACTCCGTCGCGATGTAGTCGCCGATCGAGATCTGGGCGTCCTCCTCGAACTCAATGGCCGTGTCCAGGATGGCGATCAGCGTCTCGGCGCTCATGCTATAGTTCCCGAACGACGGCGCGCTTTCCTCGGCCTCCGCCCCGGCGGCCTTCCAATAGGCCCTGGCGCCCGCCAAGGCGCGCGCGAACGGGTTCGACCCGGGGCCGAGCGGGACCGGTCCGGCCATGCCTGAAACGACGCCGACCGTCTCGACCATCCGCTCGATCTCCGAGGACATCGTATCGGGGATGACGTACCCCTCGCCCTGCCCGCCGCCGGGGATGAGGACCTTGTCGACCGGCCCGCCGGTCCTGGCCGCATAGATCGCCTTGGCCAGGTGGAACATGTCGCGGGAAAGGTCGGGGTGGGAGAACCGCATCCGGGGGCGGCCCTTGCCGTCCAGGATGGGAAGGCCGCTCGCGCCGACCTTGAGGATGCCCTTTCGCTCGCGCTCGCGCTGGGCCTCGACCTCGGCATCGAGGTCTTTGCGGAGTTGGTCGATCTTCGCCAGGACCTCGACGGCCAGACTGGGGTCCGGCGAGGCTGATTTCATCGCGGCTTCGAGGGCCGAGGTGGACGTTTCAAGGGCCTTCGCGTCCCGCTGGTCGGCCGGCTTTTTCATCTCGGCCAGGAAGGCCGCCAAAGCCTTTCGTAGTGCTTCGTTCATGGGATCATCCTTCGCTTGACTGGGTTCGGTTCATGGCGGCGAGCAGCCGATCGGCGCTCGCCGTGGCCGGGTCGCCGGCCGCCCTGGGTGCCCCGTTCTTGAGCGCCTCGCCCGCGTCCTCGTCGGCGATCGAGCCTGGGGCGGGGCGCCCCCGGGTCGCATCCTCCGAGAACGGATCGAGCAGGCACGTCGCGAACTCTTCGAGCCGCGTGTCGAGCGCGGTGAGGATCTCCAGTTTCAGGGTTCTGATTTCCGACTTGACGACGTCGACCACGCCCGGCGCATCCGGCAGCCCCAGGGCGACGGCCCCGACCTTGGGCGCCTTCGCGGCCACCCGCTCGGCCACGAGGTCCGCCAGGCGCTCGAGGTCTCGCTCGTCGAGGCCGGCGGCCGCCGCCGCGCGCATCCGGGCGAGGGCCTCGGGGTTCGACGGGACGGGCACGGCCGAGATCTCCCACAGGGCGACCTTCGTATGGATATAGACCCGCTTCCGGCCTTCCTTGCCGCGGTCGACTTCCTGCCACCGGCCGTCCTCGGGCATGAAGCCGACCGAGAACGCCCGCATGTGTCCCTCGTGGTAGAGGCCCTCGTACTCCTGGCCGAGGGCGCTTTTTTGGCTGAACCGCATCCGAAAGACGAGTGCCCCGTTCACCAGTTCGATTTTGTGCGCCGACCCGATCACGGGCGACTGGCCGGTGCTCGTCCGGTGGAGGTGCGTCGCCAGAATGACCGGGTTTTTGCGGTAGGCCTCCAGGCTTTCCCGCCAGGCTTCGGGGTCGATGATCTCGCTATCCCGATCGAGGGCGCCGGTCGAGGCGACCGCTTCGAGTTCCCCGTCCTCGCTGAATCCTTTGACCTGCGCGAAGATCCATTTTTCGTCCATGACCGTTCTCCCAATTGCCCCCGGTGTATTCACCGGGGGTTAAGCGTGGCCGCCTCTTCCAATGCCTTGGCCGCCGCCTCCAGGACCGCCGTTTCCGCCGCCTCCGTCCCCGGACTCCCGACGCCCGACGCCTGACGCCTGACGTATAGACACATGCACTGGCAGTTGACCGTTTCTTCCGGGTGCCCCGCCGAAAAGTCGCGCGGGAACTGAAGCGCGACGCCGTTGACGAGGAACGGTTCGCCCTCCGGGATCGCCCGCTCGCGCGGGTAGGCCGACTCGGCCGCGACGTGGGCCGGGCGGCGCTTGCCCTCTCCACGGGAGTGCATCCAGTATTTGTGCGTCAGGCCCGCCTCGCGGACGCCTTCCCGCCGGGCCTCGCCATGGACCTGGCCGAGGATGTTCCGCGCGTCCTGGAGGGCCTGGGCCCGGCTCCGGCCCGTCACGTCCGTGACGCGGTCGGCCAGGTCCGAGATGGATTCCCCCCGCTCCATGCCATCGAGGAGGCTCGTTTTCAGCGTCCGGCGGGTCCGGGAGTCGAGGAGACTGGAGACGCGGACCGTCTCGCGCTTCAAAACCTCTGACAATGCCGGGTAGGCGGTGATCCGCCGAACGGCTTCGGTGAGGGCGTCGCCCGACAGGCCTCCCTGGGCGAGCGCCTGCCGGAGGCCCAGGGTCTGGCCATCGGCCAGGAATGAGCGGATACGGCCTCGGAACTCGCCTACGCGCTTCGGGTCGCGGAAGACCTCGAAGAGGAGGCGTTCGATGACCGGTTCCCATTGCCGCGTCTCTATACCAAGGGTTGTCGCCGGCGGCGCATACACGTTCCGCTTCAGGGCCGCCACGACCGCCTCTTGAATGCGGACGGCGTGGACCCGGAGGATCGCCCCGCCGCGCCGGGCCAGGGCTTCCATCGGCCGGAATGCGGCCTCCCAAATCCGCCGCTTGAGCGACTCGGTAGAGGACGCGCCGTCCTTTTCGGACGGCGCGTCTTCACGGCTAAGCCGCAAGCGGACGGCCTTTTTCTCTGCGCCCTCTGCGTTCTCTGCGGTGAGATTTTCGTTGTTGGCCGGCCCTTCATCCGCCGGGTTTGTCGCCGTCGCGGAGGCCGCCTCGGACGCCGGCAACATCCCGGCGGAGATGAACCCCGTCTTGTACCACGGCCGGTCCGGCAGGCCGAGGTCGTAGAGGTCGTTCAAGTCGCCCATCGGCACGCCCTCACGCGCTAGCGGGATGACCGACTCGATCCTCGCTAGACGCATCTTCTGGATGATCGGCACGTCCTCCATGTCGAACCAGAGATCGAGGCCGCCTTCGAACCGAGGCACCAGGTGGACCTGGAGGCCGTCGGCGAACTCGTCGAGGAGCGGCATCATCGTATCCTGCCAGAACTGCTCGCGGCCCTGCTCGGCGAAGCCGTAGTTGGCGTCGCTATAGAACCCCGCGACGACCTCGGACACGCCGAACGCCGCGACCTCTTCGGTCCGGGCCATCCGCTTGCCTTGATCGAACTGCATGTCGGCCATCGTCGATGCGATCGACTGCCATTCCATCCCGCCCCAGAGGACCGCCGGCGACTTGGCCCGGGCCGGGCCGCCGTGCCGCTCGCGCCAGGCCATGCGGAGTTGCTCGTCGAGGTCGGGGTTGAAGGCGGCCTGGGTTTTCAGCGCGCCGCCCGGCTCGGCCGAGTTGGCGAACATCGCGGCGTTGTAAGTCGATGCGTTATAATCCGAGACGATCGCCAGCGCCGCCGGCTCGGCGGGCGACAGGCCTTCGTGCGGCCGGTACGGGTTCAGGCTCGCCCAACAAACGACCTCGTCGAGCGCGAGCGAGTAGCGGTGTCCCCACGGCGTCCGCACCTCCCACCCCAAGAGTTCTCCGTCCGGATGCCCGCCCGCAGTCAGGGGCCGGGTCCAGGACCCGGCGACGACGCGGATCCGCTGCGGCCGGCGCCCGACCATCTCGTCGAGGTGCCAGAGACACCGGCCGGGCGGGAGGAGCATCAAGGCGAGCGTCCGGCGCATCAGGCGCGACCAGGTCTCGTTCGGTTCGGGCCGAGTGAGGAGGTCCCACAAGGGGCCGCCCTCCACGAGGTCGCCCTCGCGGGCCTTCGTGGCCGCCTTCTCGCCACGGATCGGCGCCGCCCGGCCGCTCGCGAGGCCCTGGCGGAGATGCTTGAACCGGCCGACCTGCCGCGTGCCGGCGGCCTGGCCGCGCGAAAGCCTCAAGGGCACGCCGCCGCCGGTCATGGCGATGACGGTCACCGGCCGGTAGACCCAGAGGGCCTGCCGGTAGACGTCGCTCGGCCCGCCCATGGGCGACCCGCTTCCGATGTCGAGGCCCCGCCGAAAGAGTTTGCCGGCCTGCTCGATCGTCATGGCCTTGGCTCCGGCCAGTGCGTCGAGCGCGGACGCCGCCGCCTCGTGGCGCGATTGCCGCGCGAATTGGAGGGCCGATAGAGTCATGTCAATTCCAAACCGAGATCCACGGCTGGGCGCCGTCCACTCTTGCCGCATGGACCGCCAGGGCCAAGGCCCAGAACCGGTCGGCATGGCCCGCCTCGCTCCGGGCGGCGTCGAATCGTGGGTTGCCCGAGGCCGTCCGAGTCATCCGGACGGCGTGCAGGTCTTCGCGGACCTCCGCGCCCGGCGGGATGCGGACCCGGCGGTCCTCAAAAAGCCCCCTCAAGGGACTTGCCAACTCATCCTTAACCGGCAATGTGAACTTGACGGCCTCGCCCTTCCCGGCGCGGGCCGCTTCCTGCGCGATCTGGGCCCCGACGCCCGTCGCGTCGATGCACGCCCGGACGACTTTCGGGTGACGCAAGCGCGAGAGGAGCGCGTCCTGCTTGGCCTTGAGCGGTTCGCCGGTCATCACGAGGACCTCGCGGGTCCAGAGGACGTCGCCCGACCGCTCGATCGTCCAGATCACCGTCAGGTCCTGCGTCTCCCCCACGTCCATGCCGACGTACCGCTGGCCGTCGCCCGCCAGGTCGGCCCGGCCCGCCAGGTCGTGCTCGCACGCCTCCAGGAGTTCGTAAGGCAGCCAGGCGGTCGAGTCCACGCCGGGGATCGCCAGATACTCCTGATTCCATGCGTCCTCGTTCCGGCACCGGCTTCGGCGAAGGCGGAGGAACTCCTCGCGCTCGTAATGCGTCCCGGCCACGAGGTTGATCCGCTCGACGAGGCCCTGCTCGACCGCCTCGGGGAGGGTGACGCGGTGGAGGCTCCAGGCCATGTCGCCCTGGCGCGTCTCGCCCCGCGCGGCGCGGCGGGCCATCTCGCAGAACCGGTTGAACTCGCTCGCTTCCCCGTTGTGCGTCGAGAGGATCTTGAGGCGTCCGCCCCAGGTCGTGCACGGTTCGGCCGCGTCGTACATCCGGCCCGGATCGTCGTGATAGGCGAACTCGTCGAGGCCCACGTCGCCGCCTTTCGATCGAAAGCGCGTAGGCGACGAACTCATGGCCGTCATCCGGACGCCCGACGGGAACTTGACGATGAACGCCGTCCGCGGCGTCTTCGTCTTCGGGTCCTCGACGGCTTCGGTGAACCGGTCGGCGACGGCCTCTGCCGATCGCATCCAGAAATCGCAATAGTCCGCAAACTCGTAGGCGGCCGATTCGTCGGCCGACGAGAACCAGTAATTGAACGGCCGCGCGCCAGTCAGCCGGTCCATGACGCAATCGCACGCCTCGACGTAGGTCGCGCCGATCCGGCGCGACTTCTCCCACAGTTTCAGGTCGCTCTGGTCCCGCCGCCACGCCTCCTGATACGGCAGGAGCGCCCGGCCCGCTTTCGATTTGCGTTTCGTGAGGAGTTCGACGGCCACTTAAGCGCCTTTCAATGCCTCGTCAATCGCCTTGTAAATCGCTTCGCGCGTGGCGGGCTTGACCCGCCCCTTGTTGGCGACCGCCCCGACGGCCTTCAGGGTCTCGGCCCGAAGGTCCACCAGCCGCTCTTCCAGGACCTCCGTCTCGGCCCTGGATTTCGAGAGCGTTCCGACCGCCTCCATCAGGCGGATCGTCTGGGCCGTCGTCGCATCGCCCAGGGCCTCGGCCTCAAGGCCCAAAAAATACTCCATCACGATCTGGCCGATGAGTTTGCGGGAGGCCTTGAGCAAGTCGCCTTCGGCCATCCCGTCCACCGCCGCCAGGACCTCCTGGGTCCGTTTGACCGAAAGGGCCAGCCGCTCGGCCTGCTGCTTGTAAACCGCCCGGTCGCGGTTGACGCTCGACAAGGACACGGCCGCGCCCTGACTCTCGAGCCACGCCTGAATGCCCTCCAGGGTCTCGCCCTGAAAATCCCTGAGTCTTTTTTCGTACTCGCCCCAGAGCCGGTCCCGCTCGGCCCGGGCGGGTTTCGAGCGGGCGACGCGCTCGCTCGTGGGCGCATCGAGGCCCGCCGCCTTCCCGGCGGCGATGGCGAGCAACTCGTGCGCCTTTGAGTGACGGATGTTCACGATTCACAGTCCAAGGTCCAAGGTCCAAAGTCCAAAGGCCTAGGTTCAAGGTTCAAGTAGCATTGCGCCGATCCATTGGGCGATCTCCGGCACTACTGCATTGCCCGCCGCAAAACGCCGGTAGAGATTTTGGGTATCCATCCCTTTGGGAATCCCATGTAGGCGAGACTCTCTTTCCCGCTCAACCATCGCACCCCATCCGTCCGCCTCAGCGATGAGAACTTCAGTACCGAGATCGATGCGACTCTCCGCATTCGATGCCGTAAGGGTATGGCCAGCCCAGCGAACGTCCGCCCATGAGATGCGCTTCGAAAAAGCCGAGCAAGGTATTGCTTCCACTGGAGAGGCGTTAGCCAAGAACTCCAGTGGGGGATAGCGTCCAAGACCCGCGACCATGAAAAGGCGGCGACGTTTCTGGGGAACTCCGAAGCCCTGAGCATCAAGCACTCGCCAGCATCCCACATACCCGCTATCGGCAAAGGCTGTGATGACCGCTTGCAAGTCACGGCCATCATTCGTATGGAGCAGCGCCGGAACGTTTTCAAGGACCACCCATACGGGGCGAAGCGCCCTGACGATGCGAATGATCTCAAAGAAGAGTCCCGACCGCGATCCGGCCAACCCCGGGATATGGCCTCTTCGCCCGCCCATGGTCGAGATGTCCTGGCATGGAAACCCCGCCGTGATACAGTCGACCCGGGTGAGATCGGCCTCCCCGCACGCTCGGACGTCGGCGAAGCGCTCGGCTTTGGAAAATCGTGCGGCAAGGACAAGCCGGTGCGCCGGGTTGATTTCGACTTGCCAGGCCGTTTTCCATCCGGCCCGTTCGAAGCCGAGATCAAATCCACCGATGCCGGCGAACAATGATCCGAGAGTTGGCTTTCTCTTTTCATCCAGAAATCTCATTCCGTTCTCTGCGTTCTCTGCGATCTCTGTGGTGAGACCGTTGTTCACCGGCGATCGTCCTCCACGCCGGGGTCGGGCGGGATGACCTGCCGGAGCAAATCCGCCCCCTTCGGCGCGAGTCGCGATTCGAGCCACCCCGGATCGAGGATCGAGCGGTCGCGGACCTCGACCAGGACGTACCCCTTGTCCCGGAGGTACCGCAGGGCCTCCTCCACGTCTCCGAGCGTGAGGCTGTCGAACTCGCTGCCGAGATACGCATAGATCGCCCGGGCGGTAATCCATCCCTCGCCCAGGGCCCGGCCGGCGGCCTGGAGGACGTCGAGGATCCGCCGGTTGAGAAGTTTCGCCCGGACCGTCTCAAGGTTTCCCATCGCCCACCCTCCCGGCCATAAGCGCGAACCCCGCCTCGATCCGCGCCTGGCCCTTCTGGAGTTCCTCGATCTTTCCGAAGATGCGGACCATCCGATCGGTCTGCGCGGCCTCGCGCCGCAGGCATTCGTCGCGCGTCATGGCCGTCCGTGCCATGTCCACCTCGATCCGCTTGTCGTGCATGAGGGCGTCGGTCGCGCCCTGGGCGAGCCGCCCTTCGAGGCCGGCCAGGCGGGCGCCGTGGGTCTTCAGGTGGTCTGAGAGGCCGCGGAGTTTTTCCTTTTGGACCGCCCCCGAGATGAGGCCGCCGATGACGGCCGCCACGAGGGCGACGATGGCCGTTTGGGCGAACCAGGAGAGGTCAATCCATGCTGAAGCGTCGGCTGCCAGGATCATGGTGCGGAATCTCCTTCGGAGTGCGGAGTGCGGAATGCGGAGTTCATCCTTCGCAGCGGCAGCGGCGCAACCACTGCTGCGGAGAATGGATGCGGAGTGGACGGCGCGGGCGAAGCAGTGCATCCCCCGGCCCGTTCCTCGGCGGCGAGTGCGTACTCGGAGGCAGGCCGGCAGTTTGCGCGGAACATCGCGCCCTCGCCGAGCGCCAGCCAGTTGAGACTGGCTCCGTGTTCCGACAGTGCGAACATCAGGCGGTTGCTCGGCAGGCCCGCGCCGCTTTCGGCATAATGAATCTGCGCGACCGAAAACCCGCCGAGAAGTTGGCCGAACTGGGCCTGGTCCGGATCGCCGAAGGCGAACCGGTACATGCGCAACCGCTTGCTGATGGCCGCCCGAAACTCCGCGTTCACATGGCTCTCCCTCTCCGTCGTTTCGGGGAAAACCTAAGTCGGCGCAGAGTTTATCGGGCGAAGTGATAGCGGTCAATCAGAAAAAAGCAGGAAAAATATAAAATGATTCGTGGCTAACGCTTATGGGGCTTCCCGCGAAAAGTCCAACATCACGAGAGCATTGTCCGGGTTGCCGGGATAAACGACCAGAAAGTCCAAGACGGTCACTCGCCAGTTGCTTGGCGCCATCGCCGATCCCTCCCATCGAAGAATCCCGTCCTCGGAGGTCGCCCCTCGCTTACGCACAGCCCCCATAGCCTGCATGATTTGGTCCTGGGCCGATGGCAAGCAGGCAGACGCAGCAGATCGGCACAGGGCCAATCCTTCAGTCTTCGATCCCTTGTGGCCGAATGGCCCCCTGACTGCAAAAGCGAGAAGGCTCGGTTGCTCGTGGGGCGCAATCATCAGTTCGGCGCTTAACCGAAGATCCATCCACTCTCGTTCATATCGTATAAATCGAATGCCCGCAATGTATTCATCTTTGCTGAACGCCCAATGCTTCTCTTCAAGTCGCCGACAAAACTCCGCCACCGTCTCGGCATCAGTCGTCGGTCCGCGAAGCACTGCCGCAGCAGTGAAACACGTAATCACCGCCGCCGTGAACAGACCCAGCCAGACCAAGCCCAATTGCCAGCGTCTCATGTCTTGCCTCCGCCACGGCCAGGCGGTTGGCAGTCGGTCCTCGGGGTCACCCGCCGACCGCATTTCGATTTCCTTTTGGCGCGCCGCCCTTGGCGAGAAGGCGGATGCCGGCCTTTTCGGCCGCCTTGCGGGCCGCCTCGGCGCTGAGCGGTTCGCCCCATCGGCGGCCGAGCGTCTCGGCGATCCGCCGGGCCGACCAACCCTTGGCGGCGAGCGCCGCCAGGGCGGCCAGCCGCCGATCCGTCCAAAAGATGCGGGGCATATGAACCTCCAATCGGCCCGGGCGGGGGCGGACCGCTCGCTCCGCGCCAAGGCCGCAGATGGACTTTACCTCGGCGGCACCACCGCTTGCAGCATACGAGTCACTTCCTCACCTGCCGCGGTCCGCACCGCGCGCCACGTCCGCCGCCGCGTCGACCGGCTGCGATCGGGCATCGCCAGTAGGCGAGCCACCAACTCGGCTGGCAGACTTGCCGCTTTCGCGGCTCGATCCACGGCCGCCGCGTAAGCGGCTTGCGCTTCGGCGCGGGCGACCTCCGCTCGCGCCTGACCCTCCGCCTCGACCGCCTCCCAATCCTCGTCAGTCGTCGAACAGTCGGCGATGTAGGCGGCATAGGCTGCCTCCATCGCGGCATCGTCGGCGGCGTCCAGGGCCGCAAAGGCGGCAATCACCTCGGCGGGCGGCGGCTCGTCGTAATGCCCGCTCGTGATACAGTGGATTTTTGGCCCGTCCATCGCCCAAGTCAGGGCCTCTTCGTCAGACTCTTCCTCTTGCGCCGCGACGATCTGCGATTCAACATAGCGGCCTACCGCACCCGGATCGTTGTCGTAGCCGATCTCGGCGTCGATGACAAGGTCGCCGACGATGGCCGAGGCGGCGTCGAGCCAGGCCGATTGAGCGGCCTCTTGATGCGAATTGCCACAAAGACAACTCTCCATGTGTTCAAATGCGATTCGATTCCGCTTGATGCTGATGCTGGTTATCATGGCCTTCTCCTTCGGTTCCCGGACCCGCCGGGCTTCGGTCCTGGGTCTGGCCCAGGCCGTCGGGGCGGCAGCGCCGCCCCTCGGGCGCGGGTCAGACCAAAAACGCCTCTCGCAAAGCATCGGCCTCGTCTGCGGTAATGTCATTGTCGCCCGGCGCGGCGAGTACGACCCGAGTCTTGCGCACCAGATCGTCGGCGGTGCACCCCGCCGGCGAGCCGTCGTCCACACGATCGGCCGGCCCGTAGGCGTGGTCATCCAGCACCAGAACCGGCAAGCCGTAAGATGATGCGGCGTGATCTGTCGTCAGCCAGGCGCGGCGACCGGGTACATCCAGGCAGGTGCTGGCCATAACGGTGCCTCCTTTTTGTGCCGGCGTCGGCCGCCGGCGTGCCCTCAAAGGTCGCTGTGTTCATCGTCCATTCGTCGGGTTAAGTCCTCAGAGTCCCGGCAGGCTTGTGAGTCGCAGGCCAGAGTCACGATGCGGCGCTGCTCGATCCGTCGAGGTTGCCCGTCCGCCAGGCAGGATTCGATCGCCGCGAGCACATCAGCATCTTGCGCCGTGTACGTGCCGTCATGCACCAGACCGCGCGAGCCGTCCATGCGAGTGCCAAGTGCGTAGGTTGCCGACAGCGGCCCGGCTGTCACACCCACCAGCACCTGACCCGCCTTGGCCCAATAGGGCTTTACACGCTGGATCTCGATGACCGCGATTACCTGGCTCATCATCGTCTCCTTTTCTCGGCCTTCCGCGTCGCGTCCCATTGCCCGCCTCTTCTACTTATAATATACGTCATAAGGCGGGGGTTGTCAAGAGGAAATCCGCGAAAATTCCGAAGATTTTTTCATCCTCCCCCCGAAGGCCCTTTTGGGGCCCCTGGAGGCCGTTTTTGGAGTTCCGCAAGGATCGCCCGCATCTCCTGCACCAGTTGCGCCATTAGGGCGTTCGCCTCCTCGCCGGCGTCGGCCAGCGGCCCGGCCGCCGCCTTGCCGGACCAGATCGGGATCGCCCTGGCCGGCACGCCCGGCGGCTGACGCCCGCCGACAGGCGTCTCCTCCCCCCTCATCATCGGTCCTTCGCCAAGCATGATCCAGTTTGCGTTCACCCCGTGCGCGGCCATCCCGATGATCAGTTCCGCGGGAGGCAAGTTCAACCCGCGCTCGGCCCGGCTGACCTGGTCAAGCGTCAGGCCGCCCATGGCCAGGCCGAAATCCACCTGCCGCTTGTAACCCATTGTCAGGCGGGCAGTTCTGACCCGTTCGCCAATGCCGCGAATAATTTCGGATTTTTCCTGGTTTTTCACTTGACGACCTGCCGATTACAATGTACGATTCAGACAGCGAGCGAATGGCCAGCGCCAGACGCCAACGGAAAGCATAACCGAAAACGGGCAAAAGTCAAACGGTTCGAGCATTTTTTATGTCTGGCACCAGAAAAACTTCGCATTTCCGGCGAATCGTACCCACCGCGGGGGATGCTGTCAAGGGGCGAATCGTCGCAGCGGGCGTCCCCCTCTCGGACCTCGCCCGGGCCGCCGGCATCGCCCCGAACACCCTCACTAACTACCTGAACGGCCGCCTCACTTCCTACACGGTCCAATACGACATCTGGTTCGCGTTCCGGGCGTTCTCTTCCCAAGAAATCTCCATGCGTGAGTTCTGGGGAAGTCTCTTCGCCGAAAGAAAGGTCGGATGACATGAACGATCAATCCACAGAAACCGAGATGCCGAAAACGGTCGTCTCGGGCGCGCTCCGCGAGCAGGCGGTCCTCACCGTCGGCGCCCTCAAGATCGAACGCGACGGCGCCGCCTTTCACATCTCAGATGGACGCGGCTCGCGCGTGACGATCCTCTCGGCGGCCGCCGGCCCGGCGGGGTTCGTGGCCGTCACGACCTTGAGGATCACCTACCCGATGCTCAATCCGTCGCCCGATGCGCCGCCGACCCCTTGCGGCGCGGGATGCGAAGACCTGCCCCTGGCCCGCACCGGCCAGGGCGAGTTTGCCAAAGACTACAGGCCGGCCGCTCGCGGCTTAGCAAAGTTTTAATGTTCCGAAGGAGTCCGGCATGACGGCAGCAAACTCCGCACTCCGCACTCCGCAATCCGCACTGCCAAACCGTCCATCCGGCTGGCTGCCGGCGGATCGCGTCGCCGAGATCCTCGGCCGTTCCAAATCCTCGGTCTATCTGATGTGCCGCGTCGGGCGATTGCGGGCCGCCAAGATCGAGGCTGAGGGCGGCCGGTGGTTCGTGGACCCGGCAAGCGCGCCGGAACTCAGGATCGCGACCGGCACGGTCGGCCCGACCCTTTCGGCCGGGCCGATCGCGGGCCTCTCAAACTCGAAGCGCACCCGCGCCCACGCCCGGTTTGAAGCGGTCCAGGAATACCTCGCGGCCGAACATCGCCGCCCGGCGAGCCTGACTGTCCGAGAATTCCGACGCCGATGGGTCGCCGGGGTCTTGGCGCATTCACCCGATCGGCGGTTGAGCGTCCGCGGCCTCGAACGCTGGATCGCCGCCTGGCAGGCGGGCGGCGCGGCCGCCCTCGTGGACGGTTCTTGCGCGCCGAACCGCGAGACGATCTCGGCCGCCGCCTGGGAATTCATGCAGGGCCTGTGGCTTCGCGAGCAGCGCCTGACGGTCCGGCAGTGTTACGACACCGCCCTCATTCTGGCGGCCGAGAAAGGCTGGCGGCTGCCCGGGTTCCGTTCGGTCCAAAAACGCTTCCAGAAACTCGATCGCAAACTCGCCTGGGCGGGCCGCGAACCGAAGCGGTTCGAGGATCGCGCCCTACCTTATATCACACGCGACTGGTCGCGGACGCCTGCGATGGGCCTGTGGGTAGCCGATCACCGGCAAATGGATTTCCTCGTACCCCGGCCGCTGGAAGTGGCCGGCCGCTTGCGACTTAGCCATGACCGGCCACGGGCCGGGATCGCGTGGTCGTGGCACCGCCCCTGGCTCACCTGCTACCTCGACGCCCGGTCCTGGTACCCGGTCGCCTGGGCACTTGAGTTCGACGGGCCGGACGGCGACCGGACGATGGGGACATTCGTCCAGGGCGTCCGCGCCCACGGCCTCCCGGCCCACGTCTACCTCGACAATGGCAAGGATTTCCGGATGGTCCGCTATTCCGGCGGCCGGCCCCGGCGCGACGGCCGCTCGAAGATCGTCGAAGAGGGGGCCGTTCGCCCGCTCCTTGAGATGCTCGGCGTCGGCGTCACGTTCGCCGAACCCTACAACGCCAAGGCCAAGATCATCGAGCCGTGGTTCCGCCTGGTGGCCGACCGGTTTGATCGTCTCATGGACACCTATTGCGGGCGGCGGTCGGACCTCCGGCCCGAGGCGGCCGAGAAACTCCAGCGGCTGAAAGGCTCCGCCCAGGCCTGGGCCGAAAACGGCTTCACGCTCGACCGCGTCCGCGACCAGTTCGCGCGATGGGTCGAAGACGTCTACGCCGCCGGCGAGTGCCCGGCCGCCGCTTCCAAAGGCCGGTCGGTCCGAGACGCCTTCCGCGATCTCCGCTCAGCCGACTTCGTCGAGCGGAGACCCGACGACGCCTCCCTGGCGATGGTCCTTCTGCCATCGCGCAAAGTTTCCGTCCACGCCAACGGCGTCCCGGTCACCGTCTTCGGCCAGTGGAAGGCCTGGTACTGGTCGGAGGACCTCGTGGCCTACACCGCCAACTCCCGCCGCAAGGTCGTCTATCGCTACAACCCGCTCGATCCGTCGGCGATCTACGTCTTCGACGCCGCGTCGGGAGAGTTCGTCGCCAAGGCGACGCCTCGGAGCGAGTGCCCCGGCCTGGCCGAGGCCGGGAGCGACGACGCCGACGAGATCGGTCGCCAGATCGGGATGCGCCGCCGGATCCGGCGGGATATCAAAGAGGAGGTTCGCGGCCTCCGTTCATTTGCCGACGCCATCCTCGACGTTTCGGCCCGGCTTCGCCCTACGGGTTATGCCGGGGCAGGCCCGCAGGGCGAAGTTCATCCGCCAGGGAGGGCCAGGATCATGATCGCGATGGCCGACGCGGGCCTTGCCCGTGCCGGCCAGGCCCTCCGCCTGCACGAGCGGCTGCCGAAGCCCGCCGCCGCGCCGACCGCCGCCGAGCGACTGGCGGCCACCGGCACCGATCACGCTTCGCCCGACGAGGCGCGGCACGCCTCGTCGGTCCTCGACCGCCTCATACAAGAGCAGGAGTCCCTCGATGGTCCAATCGCAAGCGCCTGATCGCCAGATGCCGATTCCCACGCCCGCCGTCCGTCGCCGGACGCCTGACGAGGTCCTGGCCGAGGTCGAGCGGGTCCGCCGCGCCGACGGCATCAGCCTCGAAGCCCTCGGCCGCGTCATCGGCCGATCCGGTTCGACCCTCTCCCAGGTCGTCTCGGGCAAGTACGCCGGCGACGCCGGCCGGGTCATCAAGGCCCTGGCCGCCTGGCTCGAAGACGCAGGCCATCGGTCGCCGGGAGACGTGCCGTTCGCCGCGACGAGCGTCGCGCGGCGGATCCTCACAGTATGCGACCTGGCGGTATGTCAGGTCAAGATGGGCCTGGTCGTGACGCCGAGCGGCTCGGGCAAGACGGCCGCCCTTCGAGAGTTCTCGCGCCAGCGGCCCGACCGGCGGCTGTACTTGACGACGGGGGAACTTGTGACGACGAAACTCGGGCTCCTCGCGGAACTCGTCGCCCGGCTCGGCCTCGAAAAAGCGCTGCCTCGCGGGGCGACGACCTACGAAAAGACCCGGGCGGTCCGCGACCGGCTGGCTGCCCTCTATTCGGGCGGCAGGTACCCGCCGTTCGTGATCATCGTAGACGAGGCGACGACCCTCCAGCCGTCGGCCTTGAACCTCCTCAGGGGCCTCTATGACGACCCGGAAGTCCGGGCCGTCGTCATCCTGGCCGACACCTGGCGCCTCGAATCAGCCCTCCACTCCGCCCGGGGGATCCCCGGCGGGACCGAGCAACTCCGGTCCCGATGCGGCGCCCAGTACCGCATGGCCGTCTCGGGCCGTGGCCCGGCGGCGATCTCGCGGGCGGACGTCCAGGCGATCGGCCGGGCGGTCCTCGGCCGGAGCGGATTCGAGGGCGGCCTGCCCGACTCGTCATGGACCTATCTCTACGGTCTGGTGATCGAGTCGAAGGACGGGGCATGGCGGCTCCGGGATGGCGGCCTGCGAAACGTCGTGGATCGCCTCGACACCTGCCGCGACACGGCGGTCCGCCTCGGCGTTGAACCGACCTACTCGGTGGCGGAACTCGACGAGGTCGCGGACCTCGTGGGCCAGACCCGCCAGTACGAGCCGACGGCGGGGGTCTTTGCAAACCGGAAACCGGAAACCGGAAACTGGAAAGAACGAAAAACGGCGTGAAAACAAAAACGATTCACCGCAGAGATCGCGGAGAACGCAGAGAAAAAGGATTTTCGCTTGCGGCACGTGCGCCGCTCGCGGCTTAGCAATTCTAAGGAGTTTCACGTGGCGAAACGAAAAGTAAAGCCGCCCATCGAGATCGAGTGCCTGGCCGCCGCCGACTACGCCCTTGGGCTCCTCGCGGAGGTTGAGGCGGACGCCGTCCGGTTGCGCGCGGACCTGGAAAAAAAGATCGCCGGCATACGGGCGGACGCAGCGGCCCGCGTGGCGCCGCTCGAAGAGTCGGCCGCCGGCATCCGCCAGGCGCTCGAGGCCTGGGCGACGGCCCATCCCGAGGAGTTCCCGCCGGGCCGCCGCTCGCTCGACCTTTCGCACGGCCGGATCGGGTGGAGGCTCGACCCGCCGAGCGTCCGGCTCATTAGGCGCGCCGAGACGGTGATCGCGGCGCTTCGGGCGCGACGCCTCCAGGACGCCGTGATCGTCCGCGAAACGGTCAACAAGGAGGTCCTCGTCACCTACCCGCCCGATGTCCTGGCGGCCATCGGCGCGCGGATCGTCCAGAAGGACCGGTTCCACGTGGACCTCAAGGACGAGCGGGACGTCGGCAATGCGGAGTACGGAGCGCGGAGTGCGGAGTGAACAACGCGCCGCTTGCGGCATAAGCGCCGCTTGCGGCTTAGCAGACAAAGGCCCTTAACATGCTCGATCCCAAACCGACAGTCACCCGCCCGCGCGGGTTGCGCTGCCCATCCCCCCGGGGCGCGCTCTCGCACTCTCGCTCCCGCGCGGGCGGCACATTTTCGGGTCGGCAAACGGCGAACGCCGAACGCTGAACCTTGAACCCGGCGGCAAAGCCGCCGAAAGGAGGCAGACGATGGGTTATCAGCAACAAATTTGGGCCGTAATGGCGAAAAAGGGCAAGCGCGGGAAGTGGCGACTTAAGTATCTGGCGGCGACCCGCCGGACCGCAACAATTTTGGCCATCCGCTTCGAGGTCCCAGGGTCCACCGTCCGCGTCTCGTCGTTCGACAATTTCGTCTCGGCCGACGCACTCAAAAGCCTGATGGAGTACGCCCTGTAGGCTACGCCGTGGCAGGCATGGAACCTTGAACATGGAACTTCAGGACGAAATCGCCCGCCTCCTCGCCCTGGCCAGGGCGGACCTGCCCGACGCCGAGTGGCCGGATCGCGGGCCGGCCGCCGAGATGCTCGACCTGCCGCGCGGCCGGCCCTCGAACTGGGTCGCCATGCGCCAGGCCGAGGAGGCCCGGCAGGCGGCGATCGAGCGGCTCTCGGCGCTCGGCCTTTCAATCGCGGAGATCTGGCCCGGTTGCCGCGTCCGCCGGGCACCGCTACCGGTCGCGCGGGGCCGCGTCCGGATCTCGCCCGAGGAGCAGGAGCGACTGCTAAAAAGCCCGCCGTGGTGAACGGCCACGGCCTTAACGCGGAGGCGCGGAGGATGCAGAGGACAAATGGAGCGGGATTGAAACGAAAAGGCGTTTTTCTCGGCGATCTCATCGCCCTCTGCGCCTCTGCGTTAAATGTTGTATTTCGTGGTTGCGTTGTAAGGTTTTAATCGTGCTTAAACGCCTCACAAACAACCAGAAAAAGGCCCTTCACGCGGGCGCCCGCGAGGCCAAAATCCTCGACGGATCGGCCGCCGGCGAGGCGCGGTACCGGATCGCCTTGCGAAGTCTCGGCGGCTGCCACTCGGCCGCCGATCCCGGCTGGACGCGGGAAGGGTTCTGCCGCGTGATGGCGTTCTTCGAGTTGCAGGCCGGCGGCCGGCTCCGGGGAAACACCGAGGGGTACTGGGCAGGCGAGTCGCGGAAACTCGATTCGGGAGGCGAGCCGGCGACCGATCGGTACGCCTGGCGGATCGAGCGGGAGGCCCGGCGCCTCGGCTGGACGGCCGAGGACGTGGACGCCTTCCTCGCGTCCGACCATTGCACGCAAGGCCGGTTCGCCCGGGTCGCCGACGCGCCGTCCTGGGCCTTGTCGAAACTCCTTGAGGCCATGAAGGCGATGGCCGCGCGGAATGCGGAACGCGGAACGCGGAATAACGGCCTCACCGCAAAGAAAAGAGACTCCCGCTCGCGGCTTAGCAATCAAGAAGAGTTCACCGCAGAGACCGCAGAGAACGCGGAGAAAAACGGATCTCCGTTCTAAGGAAAGGCTTCACTTTGAGGACGCCCGTCATCATCGGCGAGGCGACGCTCTACCTGGGCGACTGCCTGGAGGTCTTGCCGACACTCCCGGCGGGCAGCGTGGACGCCGTGGTGACGGACCCGCCGTATGGCCTTGAGTTCATGGGCAAGGAGTGGGACAAACTCGCCCGCCCGAAATCCGGCAACCTCGGCGGGTTCACCGACGGCAACAAGCCTTCCTTCGAGAGGGTCCGCAAGCACCTGGCCGGGATGCAGGAATGGCACTACGCCTGGGCCGTCGAAGCCTTCCGCGTCCTCAAGCCCGGCGGGCACTTGCTGGCCTTCGGCGGGTCGCGGACCTATCACCGCCTGGCCTGTGCCGTCGAGGACGCGGGGTTCGAGATTCGGGACCAGATTCAATGGCTCTACGGGTCGGGGTTCCCAAAGTCGCTGGATGTATCGAAGGCGATTGACAAGGCGGCAGGGGCGAAGCGGAAAGTCATCGGGGAAAACCCCAACTTTTCTCCTAATAGAAAAGACTCTATAGGTACGGACAACGGCATTTACGGAGGGCCTGGTCCCGACAAAGGCGAGTTCGTCACCGCCCCCGCGACCGACGCCGCCCGTCAGTGGGAAGGTTGGGGCATGGCCTTGAAACCTGCGCACGAGTCGATTGTCCTTGCCCGCAAACCCCTCGATGGGATGGTTGCCGCGAACGTCCTCAAACACGGCACGGGCGGGTTAAACGTGGACGGGTGCAGGATACAACCCGGCGAGAAAAACACATGCTGTTCTCGATATGAATCTGGCCTTTGCCAAGAACAACAAGATGGCAAGTCCGGGATCGGTTACAGGCACGCGAACTACGGAAAGTATGCAGAGGAAAACACGAAACGTGCGGAGGCGGGTCGTTGGCCCGCGAACGTCTGCCACGACGGGAGCGAGGAAGTGGTGGGGCTGTTTCCGCAGACCGGCAAGAGTCGCGGAGGGCGGACAACCAGCCCTTTTCGCAATGGAGGTCTTTGGGGCAAAGGGAGACACGAGTGGGAGCAACGCGACCCCGGCCTCGGCGACTCCGGTTCCGCCGCCCGGTTCTTCTATTGCGCGAAGGCCAGTAAGGCGGACAGGGACGAGGGGCTGGACGGCTTGGACCTGAAACCAGCGGGGGCCTTGAAGTCCGGCGATGGCGGATGGGCGCACGAAGAAGAGCGCGGACGAAAACCGCGACATGCTGAACAGATTTGGGCCCGCAACCACCATCCCACCGTCAAGCCGACCACCCTCATGCGTTGGCTCTTCCGACTCATCACGCCGCCAGGCGGACTGGTCCTCGATCCGTTCATGGGGTCGGGCTCGACCGGCAAGGCGTGCGCCAGGGAGGGGTTCCGCTTCCTCGGCATCGAGCAGGACGCGGACTATTTCGACATCGCCTGCCGCCGCATCGAGGACGCCATAACCGGCGGGCCGTTGCTGACCGGGAAAAACAAGGCATGATTCTTCTCTGTGGTGAAGTCTTTTTGATTGCTAAGCCGCAAACGGGCAGCCTTTTTCTCTGCGATCTCTGCGGTCTCGGCGGTGAAACGTTTTTGTTTTGCGGTGAAAGGTTCCCCCGCCCGCGCGGGCGGCGGCTGGAAAGGCATGCGGTGGGACGGACTCCCCCTCCGCCGCCTGCGCGTGCCGCGCGCCCCAGCCGCCGTCCGCCCGGCACTTTCTGAAAGGACTTGCCGATGCCCTCTTGCGCCTTTGATGCTGCACGCCGCGCCGTCCAATTCGGCGGCCGTTGGCCGTCGCCTATGGACGGCCAGGCCCTGATGGAGGTCTCGCGGCGGGCCGCCGCCGTCCGCCTTCGCGGCGGCGCCTACGCCGCCGTCGAGGCCTCGGACCACGTCCGATCGTTCCTCGCCCGGCTGGATGCCGGCGCCGGCCTGGCCGGGGAGGGCGTCCATTGACCGCATCCCCCGCCCTTGCCGCCTTCGCCGGACTCCGCGACGACGAACTGCCCCGCGTCCACCTGGCCACGATCTACCGCCTGCGGGAAAACGCGGTTGACCTCCGGGAGGCGCTCGACCACCACATCGCCGCGACCGACCTTTTGATCCAGGCTTTGCGTCCGGTCGCCAACCGGATCTCCGGCGTCCTGGCCGCCCAGGCCCGCGCCGATCGTGGCGGCGGGCAGGCGATGCCGCCGGCGGCGCCGCCGCCCGCGGCGTCGCCGGCCGGCAATCGCCCCGCGCCGCCCGGGAGAAGCGGCCTGGCCCGGCTCGCCCTCTTGCCTCGCGGGGGAGAGTGGGCGTCCGTCGCGGAACTCGGGTCGACGCCTGATGAAAAGCGCCGCTTGCCGTGCGCACTCCTCTTGCTGCGGAGGCGCGGCCTCGTTGAACACAATGGACGCCGGGCGAGGGCGTCCCGGTGGCGGATCACGCGCGCGGGCGTCCGCGCGCTCGACGGAGGATGACGTGGACGCTCTCGGCCTGGCAGATCGCGCGGCGGACTACGGGCCGGACCGGCCGAGGCCGGCCGGCGACCCGCTCGGCGAACGGGGCCTGCCCCTGGACCGGCCTGCCCTGGACGCCCTCGTGACGGGCCTCTGTGATCGCCTCCAGGTGGCCGGGCCGGATGGCGTCAAGGCCGGCATGCTCGTGGCCTCCCTGGGGGTCCGCGACTCTCGGAGCCTGCGCCTCCTCGTTGCATATGCCCGCGTCCACCACCGGCGGCGCGAGATCATCGGCGTGCCTGGCGATCGGTACTATTGGGGGCCGTGGGTCCCCGAGACGGCCAGGCGCGAGGCCCGGCGGCAGGAACGGATGGGCCGGTGTGCATTCTTCACGGCGGCGCTCTTGCGCGGCGGGTCGAGCGCGGCCGCCCTCGCCCAACTGACCCTCGGCTTGGTCCGGCGCGGCGACGGCGACGACCTGGCCGCCCTGGTCGAGCGTGAGGGGCTGACGCTTCGTGATCTGATCGCTGAGATGGCTTCCCGAATTGACAAGCCCGTAGCGTTGGCGGGGAGGACTAGGTGATCTCTCTCGCTTGGTCCGCGGTCCGCTGGTGGTGGGCCTGGGTGCTGATGGTCGGCCAGGACGTTTGTCGGGTCGCGCTCAACTCGGCCGGGATTGGCTGGCGCTTCGGCCCAGGCACCGATCACGCGCCGATTTGGTGCCGGCATTGTGGATGGGCTGGCTCGACCGCCTGGTTGATCCACGAGCCGGTTGCCTCTGGCCGTTACTGGATCGACTACGCCTCACATTGCCCCCGCTGTCGGTCGGTTTTACAGTACCCTCGCGGCGCCAATTAGGGCGCGCAAAAAGCGCGCAGTTTTTTTGCGCGCCCCCCGCCTGGTGCCCCCGATAACGCGGTTTCGCCCTCTGTTTTTTGCGCACGGCGCCAATTTCTGACTTTGGCCTCCTACCCCCCTCTATTCCGCCTTTTAACGCCTTTTACCGCCTTTTTTCCCCCTCGCCAATCCTCTCATCACTACGTACTGGGGGATCGTCTCG